GCCGCGTGGCGCTTGTCGCGCCGACCGCCGCCGATGCCCGCGATGTGATGGTCGAGGGCGAGTCTGGGTTGATGGCGATCTGCCCGCCATGGAATCGTCCGGTCTATGAGCCATCGAAGCGCCGGTTGACCTGGCCCAATGGCGCGACGGCCACCACCTATAGCGCCGATGAGCCTGAGCGCTTGCGTGGTCCGCAGCATGACGACGCGTGGGCCGATGAGCTTGCGTCGTGGCGCTATCCCGAGTCGTGGGACATGCTCATGTTCGGGTTGCGTCTGGGCGACAACCCGCAGTGTGTCGTCACCACCACGCCGAAGCCGGTGGCGCTGGTGCGCGATCTGGTGAAGCGTGAAGGCATCGACGTCGCGATCACGCGCGGGTCGACCTATGAGAACCGGTGCAACCTGGCGCCGGCGTTCTTTACGCAGATCGTCAGCCGATACGAAGGCACGCGACTTGGGCGGCAGGAGATTCATGCCGATGTGCTCGACCAGGCGGAGGGGGCGCTGTGGAAACGTGAATGGTTCGATGCGCACCGCGTGACAGTTGCGCCCCCCTTGCGGCGCATCACAGTGAACATCGACCCGGCGGCCAGCAACACGACCGCGAGCGACGAGACGGGCATCACGGCAACGGGCGTCGGGGAAGATGGCCGCGGCTATCTGCTCGCTGACCGCAGCGGCCGCTATTCGCCTGACGGGTGGGCGCGAGCCGCGATCAGCCTCTGGGGCGAGCTCCGCGCCAACGTGATCATCGCCGAGAAAAACAACGGCGGGGACATGGTGACGAACACCATCACTATGACCGCCCGCGAACTCGCGCGCGAAGGCGTCATCTCAACCGCGTTCGTTCCCGTCGAAACCGTTTGGGCCTCGCAAGGTAAATTCGCGCGCGCCGAGCCCGTGTCGGCGCTGTACGAACAGGGACGTATCTCGCACGTCGGGACGTTCGCGCAGCTCGAGGACCAGTGTTGCACCTGGGAGCCGAACGGCGGCGAGCGGTCACCGGATCGGCTCGATTCGCTCGTGTGGGGCTTCACGGAGTTGATGGTCGAATCCATCGGGCCGACCGTTTCCCCCGACATTAGCATGACCCGAACCAGTCCGTGGAGTTTCTGAGGAGGCGGTGATGGCACGACGCAAGGCAGTGGAGAAGGCCGACGCCTTCACGGAACTCGGCGCAACGGGGCTCAAGCAGTTCTCGGGCATCATCGATGATGACTTCGTGCCCGAACTGCGCAGCCCGGTGCAGCGCCACAAGCTCTATCGCGAGATCCGCGACAACTCGGCGGTCATCGGCGGCGCACTGCTCGCAACCGAGCTGCTGCTGCGCCGGGTGACCATCACGGCGAAGGCGGCCAGCGATTCGCCGCAGGACCAGGACCGCGCGGCGTTCCTGCAGGAGAATATCGAGCAGCTTGAGCAGCCGTGGGGCGCCACACTCTCGCAGGCGCTCACGATGCAAGAGCACGGCTGGTCGCTGCTGGAGAGTGTCTATAAACGTCGCGATGACGGACGCGTTGGCTGGTCGAAGTTCGTCATCCGCTCACAGGAATCGCTCGACCACTGGGAGTTCGACGACAACACGGGCGCGCTCATCGCGTTCTGGCAGCGCCCGGCGCCGAAATACAGCTTGATCCGCATTCCGGCGGAGAAGTTCCTGCTGTTTCGATTGCTCGACAACAAGGCGTCGCCGGAGGGGCGCTCACTGCTGCGCAACTGCGTGATCGCCTGGAAGTTCGTCAAGCGCATTCAATCGCTGGAGGCGATCGGCATCGAGCGCGACCTGGCGGGGTTGCCGGTGGTCTGGGCGCCGCCCGAAGTGGTCGCAGCAACAAGCGGCCAACAGCTCACCTCGCAGCAGGCCTTCAAGAAGCTCGTCACCAACATTCGTCGCGACGAGCAAGAGGGCATTCTGATGCCGCTCGCCTATAACCAGAAGGGCGAGAAGCAGTACGACCTGACACTCCTGACCTCTGGCGGGTCGCGCCAATTCGATACGTCCCAAATCATCCAGCGCTATGAGCAGCGGATGCTGCAGGCGCTGCTCTCGGATTTCATCCTACTCGGACACGAGACGGTCGGCAGCTTCAGCCTCTCGGCCGACAAGACCGACCTGCACGTGACGGCGATTGCCTCACTGCTCAGCACGGTGCTGGAGCAGTTCAACCGCTTCGCTATCCCGCGGCTCATGAAGCTCAACGGCTGGCCGCCGCCGTATCCGCAGCTGCAGCATGCCGAGATCGAGAAACCAGACCTCGCCGGGCTCGCCGACTACGTTCAGAAGCTCTCGGCGGCCGGAATGCTCACCCCCGACGCCGATGGCGCCACCGAGCGCTACCTGCGCGATGCGGCCGATCTGCCGGTCGAGGAGCAGGACAGCGAGGCGGTCAATCAGTGAACGCACGGCGAACCATCGCCAAGTTCGCGCGTGCGCAGCGGCTTGAGACCATCGCACAGCGCCGCGTGCTGGTGGCGTTCGTTGCACTCCGTGCCGCGATCAACCAGGCGGCACTCGGCCGCGCGGTACTCGCCGGCAACGTCATCACCGTGCTGCCGCTTGAGATCCTGACCCAGCGCTTCAGGACCGAGCTGCTACGCCTGATGCGCAACGCCTACGAGGACGCCGGCGACGAGGCCGCGCGGAAGCTGAAGGCGAAGCTCGTCCGCAAGGACATCACCTTCGAGACACGGGTCAACGAATTTCAATTCAACGTCGTCAACGACCGCGGCCTTCGCTTCCTGCAGCAGCGCGCCGCCACACAGATCACGGGCATTATCGAGGAGACGCGCGATGCGATGCGCCAACTCCTCTCGACGATGTACGCAAGCGGCGTTCCGGTCACACAGCAGGTCGATCGCATTCAGGAGCAGGTTGGGCTGACCAGTGGACAGAGCGCGGCCGTCGAGAATCTTCGCGAGACGCTGACCGACCAGGGCGTGGCGCCGGTGCGCATCGATGTGCTGACCGCGCGAAAGGCGGACGAGCTGTTGCGACTACGGGCCTTGACGATTGCCCGCACCGAACTTGCGACTGCGCTGGCGGCTGGTCGCCGCGAGTCGTGGGAACAGGCCGCCGACCAAGGGCTGTTTACGAAGACCGAGGCGGAACGCGTCTGGTCGACGGCGGAAGATGAGGCAACGTGTCCAACCTGCGAGCCGATGGACGGCCAGCGTGTGCCGTATGATGGGCTGTTCACCACCGGTGACGGCGATCAGATCGACGACGCGCCCGCGCACGTAAATTGCCGGTGCGGCGTCGACCTTGTGTTGTGAGGAGGAGGGGAATGTGTCGCTGCGGTTGATGTGGTGCTCTAATAGCCCGCTTGCGAGCACGGGCTACGGCAACCAAACCAAACTCTTCGCGCCGCGCTTCGTGCGTGCCGGGCATCCGTCGGCCGTGCTGGGCTTCTACGGCGTCGAAGGCTCGATGCTGAATTGGGAAGGCATCCAGCTCTACCCGAAGCATCTCGAGCCGTTCGGCCAAGACGTCGTCGGCGCACACGCGAAGCACTTCAACGCCGACGCGATCATGACGCTGATCGATGCGTGGGTGATGAAGCCCGAGCACTACGACGGCGTGCCGTGGATTGCCTGGGCACCGATCGACATGGAGCCCAACGGTGATCCGCGCACCATGAAGGTGGTCGACAAGCTGCACCAGGCCGCGGTGCCGATCGCCTACAGCAAGTTCGGACTCGATGTGATGCGCGCCGGCGGTCTTGATGCGCTCTACGTGCCGCACGGCGTCGACTGCGCGGAGTTCTCGCCGATGCCGCAAGCCGAAGCACGCCAATCGCTCGGCTTCCCGCTCGATCGCTATGTCGTCGGCATGGTCGCCGCGAACAAGGGCTGGCCGTCGCGCAAGGCGCTGCCCGAGCACATGGCGGCGTTCGCGGCGTTCAAGTCGCAGCACCCCGACGCGCTCCTCTACGTGCACACCTCGCTTGGCGAGCACGGCGAATACGGTGGGGTGCCGCTGGTGACGATTGCGGCAGGGCTCGGGCTCGAGCATGGGCGCGACTGGGTCGCCTGCGATCAGTACGCGAACCTCCTCGGCTTCAGTACCGAGCACATGCGCCGCGTCTACAACGCGATGGACGTGTTCATGAACGTCAGTTGCGGCGAGGGCTTCGGTATCCCGGCGCTCGAGGCGCAGGCGTGCGGCGTGCCGGTCATCGTTGGCAACTGGACTGCGTGCCCCGAGCTGTGTTTCAGCGGGTTCCTCGTCGACAAGTGCGACGCGCAGCGCGAATGGAATCCGCTCAACTCCTGGTGGTTCCGGCCGCGGGCAGAAGCCATCGCGGCGAAACTCGACGAAGCCTACCGCGCAACCGACATGGCCGCTCGTCGAGAGCAGGCGCGGACCGGCGCGCTCGCCTACGACGCAGACAAGGTGATGGCCGAGCAGTGGCTGCCGGCGTTGGCCGAGTGCGAGGAGCGGATCAACGCGCCGGTGGAAGTGGCGCCGGCGCTTAGGAGGGCGGCATGACCACGATGCTTGAAAGTGTCACTGCCTACCAATTGGAAGATCCACAGTCCGCCACTACCGTCCGATGTCCAGAACGAGTGGGGCATATCAGCGGTTGGCATCAATGGACCTATGGCATCAGCGTACATGGCTTCACCACGGAGGCTACCGAGCATATACGACAATGCCGATGGTGTAGGCTCACTGAACGTATGGGGCTCGACACCGGCTGGCATCAAATTGAGGCGGGGGTGACGGCGTGAAAATCCTCTGCGCGACCACCGGCGAACGCTGTCCGCGGGGGCTAGAACATGCAGAATCTCTGGATTGGCATGAACGCAACGGCTACCTCACCGACTCTCGTTTCGGCTGGGCCAACGCCGCGAACGCGCTACTCGACCAAGCCAACGACGACGCGCTGTTTCTGGACGACGACATCACGCTGACTCCGTCGACCTTTCACACATTCCCCGAGGTCGACCAGCACGCCGACGTCATCGGCTTTACCCTCTTCACCCGCGGCAACATCACCAGCGCCGGCTTTCACGCGCTACCCAACGGCGACTTGCGGCCGCAGGGCAACCTGATTGACCTCTTCCGCCCGAGCTATGTCGCGCACGTCACGGCCTCATGTATGTGGATCAGCCGGCAGGTTATTGATGCCGGCATCCGCTTCCCGGTCTGGCCGGGGCAGCATCACGAGGACGTCGCGTTTACCTACGAGTGTTGGCTCAAGGGCTTCCGCGTCGCCTACGTGCCGGGCGTCGTCCTGCACGATCTCGACGCCAGCATGGGCGTTGGCGCGACCAAGGCGAAGCTGGCGGACTTCAACCAACAGCGGGCGGTCAATGCGCAATGCCTGCGACAGTGGATCGCGGACAACGACGTGGCGGGCGCGGTGAAAGATGGGCGGATTCCGACGGCGTTTCGGGGGCTGGAATGACGCCGCTCGCTACTGAACTGGTCGCGCGCGGCTTCACCAGGTTCATCCCTGAACTGTTCGACCAGCAATGCGCGCTGATGCGGGCGCATGTCGACTTCACCGATCTCGCAACGCTCGAGATTGGCGCCCGCGATGGGCGGCACAGTGAGGCAGCGCTGGCCATGGGTGCATCGCAGGCAACGGCGCTGGAGCTACGACCTGGCGCTTCGCGTCGCATCGAGCGCACACGGCCCGTGCAGTTCGTCTACGGCGATTGCCGGCTGATCCATCTGCCCGGCACGTACGATGTCGTGATGGCGTACGGCATCGTGTACCACGTGCCGGACCCTGCAGCCTTGATCCGGCGGCTCCTCGGATGGTCACACGGGTGGGTGTTCCTGTCGACGCACTGTGGCGATCACGACCGAGACGCCGCTGGCGGTTATCGTGGCGAATTCCGACAGGAAGGCACCGACGACATAGACGCCGCCAACCCGGTGCCGTCACTCTGGCTGGAGCGCTCGGAGTTGCGGCGCGCGATCACCGATGCGGGTGGCCAGATCGTGCAGGAACTCGACTACATGGTCGGCGCGGTGCCGGCGGTGTGGATAGCGGTGCGGCATGAGTGACTATCATCGCTTCAACGGCTTCAAGATTCTCGCGCATGCCGACAAGCTGAAGCAGATCGCCGCCGGCGAGATCCCCTATCCGGTCGACCTGCATATCTACCCGAGTAATCTCTGCAACCATAGCTGCGAGTTCTGCCTCTTCATCCACAACGGCGAGCAGGACAAGCGTGAACAGCTGCCGCGCGAGCTGCTGCTGCGTGCGGTCGAGGACGCAGCGCGGGTTGGCGTGCGCCTCGTTCATTTCAGCGGCGGCGGCGAGCCGCTGATGAACAAGCACACGCTCGAGGCGATGCTGCTGGCGAACCGGCGCGGGCTCAAGGTGGCGCTGTCGACCAATGGCCGGTTGCTGATTCCCGAGGTGGCGGCCGCCGTCGACTACGTGCGTGTTTCACTGAACGCTGGGACCGCAGCGACGCACGACAAGGTCAACCACCACTTCCGTCAGGGGTCGGATTGGGCCGAGATTCTTGACGCGATCCGCACCAGCATCCCGCACAAGCGCCAGGACTTCGGCCTCGCCTTTGTGGTGACGCCCGACAACTACCAAGAGATTTACGACTTTTGCCGCGTCGCCGCAGAGCTCGGCGTGGACTTCGTGCACATCCGCCCGGGCTATTACGCCGACAAGGCGCTCGACGCGGAGACGCGGCGGGTGATGACGGTGGCGCTCGGGCTGAGCGATGCCGCACGCGCGGCCTTCGGGCACACGGTCAAGGTGTTCGCGATCACGGACAAATTCGAGGGGTTCTGGACGCCTCGAACCTATGACCGCTGCCGCGCCGTGTGGACTGGAACGTGTTTGACGGCGACGGGCGAGTTCGCGGTCTGCCAGGACCGCACCGACCTGCGCTTCGGCTACGACTACAAGCACGGCGCGAGCTTCGAGGACGTGTGGCATGGCGAGGAGCACCGCGCGCTGGTCGACTCGATCATCTCACCCGGCGTGCTCGATGCCTGCCCGCGCTGCGTGTGGAATCGCCGCAACGAAATCATCGACGCCGTCGAGGAGGACAGCATGAGGTTGGATCTCGTATGACGCTCTCGATCGTCACTCCCTGGCTCGAGCATCCCGAGCTGATTCCCGCCTACGAGGCGACCGTCGCCGGCGCCGAGGTCGTCATCGTCGACCAGGCCTCAACGCCCGACGTGGCGCGCGCGCTCGACGAGCTCGTGGCGCGGCTCGGCAGTGGCTCGCGCGTCATCCACAACGCCGAGAACGTCTATTTTGCCGCGGCGAACAACATCGGGCTTGCGGTGGCAACCGGCGACGTCGTGGTGATGCTCAACAATGATGTCACCGGCGGCAACGCCTGGCTTAGTCGGGTCGAGAAAGATACGCCCGACCTGGCACTGGTAGGTCCGACCGTGCAGGGCTTTGATGTCGACGGCGTGCTCGAGCCGTACGTCGAGGGATGGTGCGTCGCCGCCCGACGTTCCACGTGGAACATTCTTGGCGGCTGGGACGCAGAAACCTTCCCGCGGGCCTACGCCGAAGATGTCGACCTCTCGTTTCGGGCACGGGTTGCGGGCTGCCGACTCCTGCAGTCGCGCTGGCGCGTGCAGCACCTGGGAAACGTCACCAATAGCCAGACGGCGGACGGCTATACGTTCGCGGATCGGCAGCGGGAAGTTGCGCGGCAGCGGATTCGCGACTTCAGGCGGCAGGCGGCATGACCGCAACGCTGATCACCCCCGGCGGCACAGTCTCGCTCTCCGGTAACGCGGTCGTGTTCTGCGAGTGGATTGCCTCCATGCAGCGCGACATCGAGCCAATCCGCATTGGCTCGCTGGAGTTTCATTTTGCGGGACAAAAGGTCACGGCGAAGTTGGTCCGCTCTCACTTGCTGCGGCGCGAAGAATAGTTCTTGCGGAGGCCCGAAATCTGTAGTAAGCGTCCGAGCAGAGTTACATAAGCGAGCTTAGCCGAATGAGGCCGCTCCCAGATCGCTGGGGCGGCCTTTTTCTTTTCCAGGCTCCGACTCCGGCGCGCGAGTTGCCGTGGAGTGGGAGCGGGAAGTTCAGATCGCCAAAGTCGATGAGGCGCAGCGCCTGGTCTTTGGTGTGCTGTCCGAGGTCGTCAAGGCCGATGGCAGTGTAGTCGTCGACTCGCAGGGCGACGCGATCTCAACCGCCGAACTCGAGCAGGCGGCCTACGAGCACGTGGTCTGGTCGCGCCAGGCGGACCAGATGCATGACGAGCAGCCCATCGGGAAGCTCGTCGAGTCGTTCGTCTCGACCCCCGAGAAGCGTGCGGCGATGGGCATCGGCAAGGCTGATGACCGGTCCGTCTCATGGTGGGTCGGCTACCGCGTCGAGCCTGAGGTCTTCGCGAAAGTGAAGAGTGGCGCGCTTCGCGCGTTCTCCATCGGTGGCAGCGCCATTCGGGTGCCGGCGTGAATCACCTGAAGCAGCTGACTGTGCGCTTCGGCTCGCTGGTCGATGAACCAGCGAACAAGGGCGCGCGTGTGTTGCTCTTCAAGCGCGACGATGCAGCGCCGGAAGCCGTTGCGGCAGAAGCCGTCGCGAAGGTTGGCCGCAAGATGAGCGGTAGCCGCCTGAGCGCCTTCAAGGACGCGCTCAACAAGTTGACGTCACTGTTTTCCGAGGTTGATGCGCCCGAGCCGGCGTCGGCCGCGGACCCCAATACCGAGCAATCAAAGGAGGCCCGCATGGCCGACAAGGAAGATTCGTCGAAGGTCGGGAAGGCCGACGAGAAGAAGAGCGACGCGGCGGTCGAGGCGAAGCCGATCGAGAAGGTCGATGATGCCGCGATGGCGGTGGCGCTGCAGAAGCGCCTCGAGGATCTCGAGAAGCGCGCCAACGACGCCGAGACGCGCGCCAAGTCCGCGGAGGACGTGGCCAAGGCCGAGCGCGACCAGCGTCTGACGGCCGTCTATGTCGCCAAGGCGCAGGCGCTCGCGGGCTTGTCTGTCAAGGCCGACGAGTTCGGCCCCGTGCTGAAGCGCTGCGCCGAGCTGCTGCCGGCCGAGGACTTCAAGGTGATCGAAACCGTGCTCGCCGGCGCAAGTGAAGTCGCCAAGCAGTCGAAGCTCTACGGGCAGATCGGCACAAGCGGCAGCGAGTCGGG